TATTGCACAATTATTAACAACATATGAATTAAAAAGAATCAATAACATCTACACATGAAATTAAAAAATATCAGTAGACAAAAAATCAAACCATGGTACTATATAGATGTAACAAGAAAGAAACAAACATCAAACGCAAATAAAGAAAGTGAGGATTGAAACAATGACATTTAATGAAAAGAGAGAGTTAATTTTATTAGCTGAGAAAAATATCAAGAGTGGGAAAAATGTGTCAAAAGTTGAAAGTGAAGATGTTAAAAAGATGATGAAGAAAATTGCCGCTAACGCGGTATCTATAGGACTATACAATTTTAACAGTTTTGTCATTTCGCACATCAATGATGGAGATTTTACAACAATAAAGCCAGGATGGAAAGATGCTAGAGTTGGGATGGTAAAATGTTTGGCAATAATCAATAATGAGGGTGAAGATCTTATAGACATTTTAGATCTTGAAGAAATTGAAGACGCGGTGCGTTTTACACTCTTTGAATTAGAGGGGGAAGAACATGATGGTTAAACCGATTAAAAGGATCAACATTCCAGATTCTACTCGAATAAACTTCGTTGACAAGCGCACCACCATAAAGGAGACTTTATCAGATGGAACAATCAATTTTTACGACCTCGATTCTTCTCTACTCTGTGAGGGGTATTTCACAAACCAAATTAGAGGAGAGTTACAGAGAGTGGAAACAGAGAAAGTTGTCTATTATACTTACACTTTTAACAATGGCGACAAAACGCACTATCGCAACTTTTACACGTTACGAGCTAGACTATAACTTCTATTTATCTGGTTTACCGCCGTAGGATCAACACAACACGCAATATAATCTATTTGATCAAATACTACATAACATTACACTTCAAACAAATAACACAAAAAAGGAGATTCAAAATTATGAAGAATTTTAAACTGGTATCTGGAGACGAAAAATGCGTAAAGCTTGTAAAAATCAATGGTACAACAGCACTTGCGAAGGACGCAAAACCATCTGGTAAGCTTTTAGGAATTGTAGTTGGTACTGATGATGTAACAGGGAAAATCACTTACTATCTCTGTATGGAAACTGGAGAAGGTTTTGGCATTTACGCAACAGGTGTTGCACGTGAAATTGACAAGATTTCCGATTTGTTAACGGATGCTATTGCAGATGGGCATGATTTTATCATTGAATGTACAACAGGTATTTCAAGGAACTCTGGACAGACATTCTTTAAAATTATGGTAAGAAGCTTTTAAACGCGGCAAACGGTCAACAGTGCGGTTGACTCCAAATAATAGAACGGAAACTAATCAAGTTTGTTCGTTTTTTTGCATCTATAAAGGGACTGTGAACAGTCCCTTTTTATAATTTCATAATGTTAACAATTTATTAACAAAATATCTCATATTTATTCATATTTATATGTTAAACTAAAAGAACAAAATGAAAGTGAGGTATGAATATGTATTTGGAAAGCCAATTATTAGAACTTCAACACGCTATTGTATTGAGAGCATTAGACGATATCAAAACACCTGTTTTGAGACTGAAGTATTACAGAGAAGTTAGAGAGTCACTTGAATTATATGCACCACTCTATCACATGACAGCGGAAGAAATGATTCAAAGCGCAATCGCAAGCGGCTACATCGAGCCTTTTACAGAAAGAGAGGTAGAGGAGTATGGCAAGTAAGCAAAAAGAGCGTGTTGGCGAAGTCCAACGCGCAAAAGGGATTTTATATGACGTGTCTAATGGAAAGTATGTGTTGCTCAAGAAACACTACACAAAAGATGAATCGCTTCTGTTGCTCAGAACTTTAGGCAAAAGAGCGCAAACCAGGCTTGCAACCCTTAAAGAATATTTCAGCGAACGCGGTAAACGTTATACTGGGGAAATAAATCCTATCTATGATAGATATAAAGGGTTCGATATTAAGTATCAAGGCTTATCCTTGCAAGCGATTCAGAAAAAAGTATCAACCGCTATTGAGATATTAAATGCTAAACAGTCCACTTACACGGGATACAGACAGCTACAAAATAAAGCATACCAGAAAATGATAGAGAACCACCCAAAGTTGAAAAATCTATCTTTTGAAGATTGGAAGAAAATGACAACATATATGGGCGCTTGGCAATCAGCGCATGAAGGTGAGCAGTATGATAGTGAGCAGTTACTTGCTTATGCTAACTGGGCTGGAAATACACTAGGTAGTGGTTTCGATGGTTTAGTGGCAATGAATCCCGAAGATGTTGACCTTGATGCATGGTTTTTAGATGTACAACGTGAAGGTAGTTCCGGAGAGTGGTTATCTCTTGATCAAGATTTCGACGACATTTAAGAGAGGTGTAGACAATGGCAAAACGAAAAGAAAAAATTTCATATTGTAAAAAGTTTCTTTGTTTTGACATTGAAACGACTCATGAACACATAACAGAAGATTGTGACATAATCTATACATGGCATTGGTCAGTGATGGATAGTGACTATAACTATAACACATGCACATCATGGTCAAATTTATATGATTACTTGCATAGCCAATATCAAACATTTGCAACTCAAGGCGAGAACCGGATCATTGTTTATGTGCATAACTTATCATATGAAATGGAAGCTATAATCAGGAACTTAGAAGGACACACCATGACAGGCGGCTTCTACATGGATACTCACGAACCGCTATATCTTATTATAGATGATGTTTTAGAATTTCGATGCAGCTATAAGTTAACTAATAAGGGTCTTGCGGCATGTGGAAAAGACGTAGGACTTGAAAAGCTTGAAATGAACTATAAAGATATCGTGAAACCTGGTGAAACGTTGCCGCAAAACAAAGAACGCTATACATACCGTGACGTTGAAATCATGGTGGCGAAAATCCATCAGTTGGAAGAACAGGAAGGTAAACCTTTTTACGAATTTCCATACACAAATACGGGATTTTTACGTGATGAGCTTCGCGCTATTATGAAAAAAGATGCTAAGTGGATGAAGATGTTTAGGAATACTTCGCTTGACTATGACAGATATGTGATTTGTCGAAAAGCTTTCATGGGTGGTTATACACACGCTAACTATATGTACGCGGGGCAAATCATGGAAAATGTTGATAGCTACGACTTCGGGAGTGCCTATCCTTTTGCCATAGCAACAGAAAAATTTCCAGTAGCACCGCTTAAACGCTTGCCAAATGCGAATATTTATGACTTAAAACGTCTCCTTAACACAGACAACTATCTATTTATCTGTACCATCACAGCAAAGAACGTTCGCGCAAGAGGTACGATGACATACTTATCATCATCACATTGTGAAGTATCAAGCGATAGTGTTTTGGACAATGGTAGAATTTTTAAGGCTGATATGATAAAAACAACATGTACTAGCCTTGATCTTGCTATTATTTTGCGAATGTACAAGATTGATGCAATCCGAGTAGATGAATGTTACTATTGTAGAGCTGATTATTTGCCATCTGGTATTGTTTGCACAATGTTAAAGTATTACAACAACAAACAAAGTTTAAAACATGTAAAAGGCGAAGAATTAAACTACGCAAAAGCAAAAAACCGCGTAAATTCTTTTTATGGTATGTTTGTGCAAGACCCTATTCACGATGTTGTTACACTTGACGGCACGAAGTGGACTTTAGACCACTGTGCTATCACAAACAAAGAGGAAATTTCCGCACAGCTTGAAAAATTTTACAAATCTTTTAGAAGTTTCTTACCTTATCAAATTGGTGTTTTCATTCCCGCGTGGACACGCTACCATTTAATGCATGATATAGTGTCGAAGATTGATAGAAATGTGCTCTACTGTGATACAGACAGCGCAAAAGTTATCAATCGAGAGGAATGTTTAGGCGTAATAAACGGGTATAACGAATATGCAAAATATAAAATCGACTTAGCTATAAAACGCTATGGTTTAGATTACAAACTACCAGATTTAGGAGTTTTTGATTGGGAAACTGAAGATGCTGGTGCATGGTTGAAATTTAAGACTTTTGGCGCGAAGAAATATATATATCAAGATACTGATAACAAATTGTATATGACTGTGTCGGGACTCTCAAAGAAAGCTGTAAATTATCTTTCATCAATCGAAGATTTTGAAATTTTTACAACTTTTGATAAAGATGTATCTGGGCGTACGATATCCCACCCAACTACAAACGCAATCGAAACTTATGACAATGGCGGCACATGGATAGAAGATACCACATATACTTTATCAATATCACCCGAATATGGCGCATTGATAGGCATTGATGTTTATAGCATCAAACCGACACTAATAACAAAAGACGGAAAGAAAGAAAATACTGATATGGATATAAGTAAACGTTTAGAAAAGTTTACGGTAAAAACGAAGCACTTATCACCAATAATCTTAGAGAAGATAGGAGAATAATAGTATATGGAAATAGAAAACTTATATATAACAGTAGGTGACGAAACCTATATAAACATTCCATCACTTTACAGTTTAAACGCTGATGTTTATATTGTTTTTGGCGAACGTTCCGCGGGTAAAACATACTCTGTTTTTAAGGGCTTGTTTGACGACTATAATGCTACAGGTGCGCAATTTGTTTACATGCGTACACGCGAAGATTATCTTATCCGCGGTAGAGCGTGGGGAGCTGTCGCCAACATCAAGCCATATGTTGAAAAAACATTATGGAAAGAAGAAGCAAACTTAAATTACTATAGCGGTGTGTATAGGAAACAAGAGTTAGGAAGAAATAATAAATGGATATATTCGCCATGTGGCTATAGCTCATCAATAGCATCATGGATGAAATATAAGGGTAACGGCTACGATTCAGTTAAAACTATATTTTTTGATGAGTTTATCGAAGATGACGACACGACTACAATAATTCCACTTTCAACAAACGAATTTCTTAAAGGGTATAGTCAACAACTGTCGACAATAATCAGACGTAGAAAAGACGTTAAAGTTGTAGCATGTGCAAATAGCATCAATCCAAAAAGCCCGTTGTTTGTTTATTACAACATTGACGCACGTAAACTTGAACAGGGAAAAGTTTATATTTTTAACAGAAAACTTGATGATGATAACTTAAAAATATGCGTCTTATATACCGAACCGCCAAAACATGCACATGTCTCTAAACATCTTGCGGTTTATGAGTCACAGACAACCGACATGACTATTACGGGCGCATGGCAAGAAAATATATATCCCGACATATACAAGAGTCTATCATGGAAATGGTATGCAGAGTTATCTAAAAAAACCAACCGAATATACATAGAGGATTTTGGAATAACTGTGATACTGCCGCACATCGAACGTTGTCCACTTGTGATTGTATCTGGAAAATATAAAGCAAAAACCACATTACAAACAACTGAGTTATATTTACCATCAACGCAAAGAGTTATACAGTGGCTACTATACTATAAACGTACCTCTCAAATTTGCGCAAACACAAAAAACGCTTCTGAAAAATTTAATGACTTGATTAAGCGTCTGATTATTGACAAAAATTAAACCTATGATAAAATGAAAGTGGGGCTACCAGACAGACCGCGAAGAACGGGGTAGTTGTGCAAACTGTCAGCACGGGCGTGGAGACACGCCCACCTTTTTAGAAAGTGAGGTGTTGTGATGGATATTAGTGCAGTTACGCAAATAATTACAAGTGTCGGCTTTCCTATTTGCATGACGTTAATTCTTTGTTACTATATCAAGTACCAAACAGACGTTCACAAAGAGGAAACAAAAGAGCTTACAAATGCAATCAACTCCCTTAGGGAAATGATATCAGAGATTAAAACAGAGTTGGAAGGTGGTGTGAAAGAATGACATATTATGAAGTAATTAAAAAAGCGTTATTTATGTTTTATCACCGTGATGAATATGCATATTTTTACGGTGCAAAAGGGCAAGTCCTAACCGATGAAGTGATGAACACGCTTATCAGTCTTGAACCTGCATATTTTTCAAAGTATACAATGCAAGAGTTAGCCGCTTATAAAGCTTTCTCGCGTGGTAAAATCGGACTTGATTGTAGCGGTTTCGTGTCCGCTGTCGTAGGTGTACAAAATTACAGCACCGGACACTATCATGACGGAGCAGAAAAGACTACACCGTTTTTAGGAACAGAAGGAAACGGATTGTATTCATCTTTTGGCGGTAAAGGTAGACATGTCGGCATTGACATTGGCTACGGTTTCTTTCTGCACATGCCAAAAGAGGGGCACACCATTGAATTAGGCAGAATAGCAGAATATGAATGGGAGCACAGTTTTCACTTTGCGAATATTAACTATGAGGGGGCAAAAGCATGATTGATATTGATAAGATGGTGACAACGCTTTCAATTCCAGATGGAATGACAGTTGATGAAATGCGAAGAATTGTTGTTGACGTGCTTGACATGGCGAAAGCTTCAAATGAAGCTGAGAAAGCCATTGCGACAGAAAACGCGACACTGAAAACGGAAAACGACAGACTTAGCAAGCAGAATTTGGAGCTGTTCAACCGTGTAACAACTTCGATTTCTCCAGCTCCAAAACTTAAAGAAGATGAGGAAGAAGAAAAAGAGGAAGTTACAACAGACGACATTTTAAGCTATTATAGCTAATATAGAAAGTGAGGTATAAAAGTATGGCAAAAACAACAACACCGCTGTCAAGCGCACAGCGCGGAGTAAATCTTTTTAACGATGCTAGAAAGAATTCCTCAAACGAATACATGAGGGCAACAGGCGAAGTTACCGTGGCGACTTCTATTAGTCACGCCATGACACCAATTGTAAAGTATGCACCATTTATGAATGAGTTTCTTCACTATGTTGTAAACAAGATTGTCATTCAGTCCGTGGAATCTAAGATGTATACCAATCAGTATGCAATGCTGAAAAAAGAAGGTTTTCCACTTGGAACTGATATGGAAATGAACTATGTCAATCCTGCCATGGGGCGCGACTATGACATTTCACTCGGAGCGACACTTTTAAATGTCACCAAACCAGACGTTAAAACTTGCTACTTCCGACAGAACAGAAGAAGGCAGTTCCCAGTCACTATTCCACGTGAACTGATGGAAGGTGCTTTCACGTCATGGGAGCAGCTTGACAGTATGGTAACGGGCATGGTGACAAGTCTTTTCAGTGGGAACGAGATTGAAGAAGAAAACCTTATCAAGAAGTTGATTCAGACTTCCGTTAAAAACAACGTAGTAGTTAAGAAGAAAATTCCATGGGATGAGGCCGACCCTGCCGCTTCATCTGTCGGCTTTATCAAGACCATTCAGAAAATTGCACTTGATATCACACATGCTTCAAGTGACTTCAACAATTACAAGGCATATGCAGCAGCACAGGGAATTACAGACGCGACACCTGCTATCACATGGACACCATCTGACAGTTTATATCTGTTTATAAGAAGCGACGTTTTAGTAAATTGCAATGTTGAAACACTCGCGGGTGCTTTCAACATGAGCAAAGCTGACTTGGTTGGACGTGTGACACCTTTCCCAGACTTCAGCTACTTAGATTTTGAATCTGCAATTGATCCTGATACAAAGTACTGGAAAACCATTACAGACGATCAGAATATTTTAGCCGTATTAGCGGATGTTAATACTTTCGAGTACCGCGACAACTTAAGTACAAGTGGTGACTTCTACAATGCCGCGGGAATGTATCAGAATCAGTACTTAAACGTTTGGCAGACATACGGCATTAGACCGTGGGGAAATGCTGTTGCAATTTGTAAAAATGCATAAATAGGGGGGATAATATGACAACTGTATACTTGTTTGACTCGCCATTTGACGACAGCGGTAAACACTTGTTGATCCCAGCAGAAAGAAACGCTGAGGGGTTTTTAAAAGAACTTCTCAGCGTTCTTCCTTATAAACGTTATGATAACGTGACATGGGAACGACAGGGGCAGACTTTTCGCTGTCCAGTCCGCGCGGATGAGTTGAAACGCTATAATTACATGGCATATCAAAATGAAACGAGACTTGAATTCGCGTACATCATTGATTATCAGTATGTAAACAATAAGCTGACATATGTAAACACATCTGTTGATTATTGGGCGACATACATCGACAAATACACATTCCATCCGTCACCAATTGTCAGACAACATCCAGCTTCAGACGGTCTTTTTGCAAACTTTTATCCCGAACCAACGCAAGTCGACAGGTGGGAAATTTCAAGAACTGAATACGGTTTTTCAAAAGATGATGATGATTCTGTGTATCTCATGACCGCCAACAATACAGACACTTACGAAAACCGTTCAAGTGATTTCTACGCGGCAATCGCTAATTTTGCAATGGGGGACTATGGACAAATAAGCAACTTCTTTTCGTTGGTTAGCGTCAACCCTTGCGAATGTGGCGGCATAGTCCAGAGTAACACAAGTAAGCTTTCAAGAGCACAAGCGTTAGAAGTAGTTAAACGCTATGCAAAATGTGGCAGACAGGAAGATATTATCGGAGCTTATCACGTACCTAAATTTTTTGCTAGTGACATAAGTGGCGAAAATCTGGACAAAGTTGACAACCGCACAGGTGTTGTAGAGCTAACACAATCTTTTGTTGAAAAACCTTTATGGAATAAACTATATACTTCCCCACAATTTAACAAATTAACAGTTAATTGCGGTGGTAGTGCTAAAGAATATGACTTTAGATATTTTGATGAATCTGCACTTTTAGCCAAAAAGTTTACGTTCAAGTGGGCGGCTAATCAATCCCAATTGGGCGGCATCGTAATTACACCCGAACAGTACGGAAACGGCACGAATGGCGACTATTCCCTTGCAAGTAGTACGTGGGATAGTGTTCAACTTTCGACTACACAGTTAAACAATAGTGGCGTCATGCGCGATTTTGGTAATTTTGGCGTGGCATCAATCGGAAATTTATTTTCTCTTGATATCAAGGGGGAACTTCAAGCCGCGGAAACATTTGCAGAAAACCTAGGTGCAAAATTTGAAGAATCAGACCTTACTATTGGAAATCCTACTGGAACTATTGCCATGTATAACGCTCTTTTTCCTATGATATCTGTAGCGTGGTATTATCCTTCATTGCAAGATATCAAAAAGTTTAACAACTATTTCTGTATGTATGGTTATAATTACAATGGTAGTTTAGCCGACATTGTTATAGACTCATTACCAATTGTCAACTACGTACACACAAGCGGTGCAATCATCACCGCGGAAAACGCACCGCAAAACGCAATTGCATACATGGCAAACCGTCTTGATAGTGGTGTCTGGTTTTGGCATGGAATCGGAAATTACAAACACACTGATAAAATCTTAGAAAATCATTTTCCAGAAAGTGAGGGTGATTAAATGGCAACATATATTGGAGAAGCGTCAAAAGATGAAAACGGCAATCTTTGGGGCGGCAGAGACGGAGATCAAAACGGACTTGAAGTCCGCGTAACGGGTTGGTTTCCGCAAACTGGAGACGGTAGGCGTTGGGACTGGGTGGCACGTATTCGCAACCGTCCAGACGTTGCCCGTGGAATTGCTACACTTATGATAGAATCATGTGACAATCAAAATGTTGGTTACAATCAACATAGACGGGAAACTTTTACAAATGAGTGTAGAAAAGTTGGGTGGAAGCCCAAAGATGTTAAAGTACCGTGCGCTACTGACTGTTCTGCTTTAGTTGCATGTGTATTAAATTGCCTTAATATTTTCGTTAGTACAAGTATGAACACATACAATGAATTAGAACAGCTTAAGAATACAGAGCTATTTGACATATTGTATGACAGTAAATACTTGACAACTGGTGATAACTTGCAAGTGGGCGACATTCTACACATGCCTGGTCACACTGCTATAGTTGTGCAAAATTCAGAATCGACACAACCTGTTCCAGAAGAAAAGAAAGAAGATGAACAAGTAGGCGCTCGAATGTGGATAAATTGGCAAGTTTTTGAGTCTGGTAAAGAATATTCTGACACTAGCGGTTGGTATATAAACGGAGATAAGGGTAGAGCATACGGGCGATATCAGTTTGATTATCGTTATGGACTAGTGCCTTTTATGCAATTTTGTATACAGCACTATCCTACTCTTTTTAGTGGTTTTCAACCATACATTGATTTGGGTGTAGGTAATGAGCAACTTGTTAGCAATAGCGGACTGAAACAATTATTCATGGACTACACAACCAACCACTTAGCAGAATTTTCAAAAATGCAAAACTGGGCGATGTTTAATAACTATTATAGTTTGATTAGAAGTGAGATACAAAAACATTTAGGCTATGACGTTTCAAACGTTGGAGCGTATGCCGTGGGAACTGCCGCAAGTATTGCAATTCGTGATAGTGGATACTGGGACGCTGTAAAAGATATCTTCACGGGCACAACAGGAAAAGAGACAGAAAGTGATTGGATAAAATTGGTCATGGCACGTCAAAACGCTAAAACGGGTGCAAATGACGGCAATCGTTGGACAACTACACAGTATAACCGCGTCTTTGCTGACATGGCATCCCAAACAGGCGTTATTCAAATTGGCGAAGGCACAATTTCAGACTCAGACTCGAAAGCCCCTGTCAATCCAGCTGGTGGAAATGCGGGAAGTGCAACAGGTAGCGGTACAACTGAGGTTGTGCAACCAACAACACCGCCCCCACCAATAGGGGGAATTGATGCTAGAAGTATGTTTTGCCCTTATTGGTCTTTAAAATACTTTGCGAATGTGCTACCACTGAAAATTGGTAATTGACAATGACGGTCAATATGGTAAAATGAGGGTGGAAGGCTGAGGGCTGAGGGGTGAGGGGTGAGGGCGAGGGTGAATGATAAATGCACCAATTTCCGTGTATAATTTAGAAAGTGAGGTGTTGAAATTTGAAAAGAAATACCAAAAATCAGAATACACAGACAGAAAACCTTTTAACTATCGGTCTGTATTATACTTTTTTGCGTAGGATTGCTGTTGACGCTTGGACTTTTGAGGGGTTGCCATTTGATGACGATGACGTTTACCGACATGCAAATAACATTCTCAATGAAAATTTTGTACTTGGTAAGTTAGGGGGACTCTGGAAAGAAGATGGATTTTATGTTGTCGGAGATTGCACAACATCAAGTACTAAGACGTGGTATGGCGGTGCAACAAAGTATCAATGTAAGACGTTCGTGAATACGGTTAGTAAAGACTTGAGCGAAGTTGCTACATTGACGGCTAGCTTGTCACCTTACACAGACTATGACGTTGTTTCTATTAACGGTTTATGTCGACACTATGCCGCGTTGCTTTACGAATGCGACAGGTGCATAAACGTGAATTTAAAAGCACAGAACACGCCCGCCATCTTAAATGCCCCAGATGGTCAAGAGCTGACGTTTGCCAATCTCTATGAGCAAATTGCGGGTCATAAACCTGTTGTCTATACAAGAGATATGTCGCCGCTTAAAAGTCAGTATGATGATATACGCCAAATTGTATATCAGACACCCGCGCCATTTGTTGCGGGAAATGTAGAACAACTGAAATCTATGCTAATGTCGGACTTTATGTTTATGTTGGGTGTTAACGGACGAACACAGTCGAAAGTTGCACAGGTTTCAAGCCTTGAAGTGATGCAAGATGCCCCAACACTAATGGTTTTAAGAAATTCGTATGAACAGGCGAGACAAAATTTCTGTGATCAATGCAACAAGAAATTTGGCTTGAATGTTAAAGCTACGTTTAATGACTCAAATATTGGTGATGTTGGACTGCTAGACCAATTTTCAGTTATGGACACCAATAGAGAAACAGTGAAGGAAGTTAAGAACAGTGGTTTAGAAGCTCAAGAAAGTGAGGGTGAGGATAATGACAATTCCAATGATTGATACTAATTTTTTGGATAATGATAAGTATTGGCATGATGTGGGGGCGGCTTATACGCTCCATGTATATGATATTTTGCAGAATGCTCAAGTCGGAAATGACAGGAAGTCTAATAAAAGCTTGTTTGATAATTATGATTTTGCGGCTTTTGGGCTTGACGATTATCCGCTTTTCAGTGAGGATTTTAGAAAGCCTATTAACGATATGATCATTCGTCATTTTCTGGAGTGGGAAATTGGTTATGAGACAGACTTTTTGTTTCGTGAACACATTAGAGGTGATATGGCGCGAATTATGCCAGAATTAAACATCAAGCTAAAGGCACGGTTTGAAGCGTATAACGCAAAGAATATGTTTGAAACGGACAACAGCAAAAACATTCATACTTCCGATGATTGGCACAAGTTTCTTGACACACCGCAAGGGCAAACGGATTTGCTCGATGACAACTATCTGACAAATGTATCAAAAAATCATGTGGATGATAGCACAACTCACACGGGGTCAAGCGGAACAGCCGCGTCTAATGCACAGAGCTACACGACAGCGGTTTGGGATTTTGAGACGGAAATTTGTGATAAACTGAAACATAATTTTTTGGGGCTTTTTAGGTGATTGACGAAAGCGGAACTTGTGTTATAATGTGAGTAGAATTATGAAAGTGAGGTGTAACTATGGCGAATATACCTATTATCAATCCGCCTGACAAAGAGCATTTGGGCTTTTGTTGGCATCATCAATTTACAATTCCTTTGCTTTTTGATGATTGCTTGTCACTTCTACAAAAGGTATGTGCTTTGTGGGCGAAGTTGAATGACGTTATTGACGCTTTGAATGAATTTAACAATGAATTTAATGTGTGGGCAAAAAGTGTAGAAGAATCTTTAAAAGATTTGTATGCAAAGTATCAAGCCCTTGATACTAGAGTGACGAATATTGAAAATGAGTTAGAGTCTATCCAAACCGAATTAACTAATATCAAAAATGACATTTCAAATATTGAGCAACGTTTAGACAATGTTGAAAACAGATTAACGACTGTTGAAGGTGATATTACAAATATTGAGCAACGTTTAGACAATGTTGAAAACAGATTAACGACTGTTGAAGGTGATATTACAAATATACGTCAATCAATTTCTAATATTAACAACTCTATTACTCAGATTCAAGCTGACATGTCAGCGTTAGAGGCAAGGGTGAAAAAGTTGGAAGATTTGTTGAAGAATCTTAACATCATTCCACCTCAGACAATTCTTGATTTAACCGACAATGATTCAGTCTGGGCGACCGTTTGGGGCGCATGGTGGGACTGGTTTTGCACAAATGTTATTGACTTCGCAAGCGATGACAGTAAATCAAACTGGGAATTGTCCAACAATTTAAAATGGCATGACACAGTGACAAAACCGAAACGAACTATTCAAATAGGCTATTTAGGTCAACCTGTTGCTCTTGTAAAGTTACCATTCATTGCGGTACGTAAAAGCGTTTGGTCTTCTAAACCAACCATTGCACAAATAAATGCCGCTGCACCAAATTTCAAGGCTGATGCTTTATATCCCGCTAATGGTTTTTTCAACCTTACATTAACACAAGAGTTTGGGTACACGATGGATGAAGTTAAGCTTATGACAAGTTACATTCCTTTTTTAACTAAAGACAGTACCATTGTTAAAATTGATAATAAGTGGGCATATACAAGTTTTGCTGTACAAGCCGATGTACGTTTACAAATTCCAAAAACTGGAACTGATGCAAAACTTGCAATTGTGCCACAAAGCATTACCTTAGCGGCTGTCCCAAATGCGGAAGATGTATCAATTGCAACAGCCTGGGATTTATATATTTATTGTATCGCTGAGAATGGTTAATTAGAAAGAGAGGTATTATATATGGATTTATTGAAATATTTAGAACCAATGAAGAATTTGCCAGAAAGGTTTTCCAATCTTGCGTTTTGGCATGGGGTGCGAAAGCTGAGGGATAATGTTGTTAATGCGTTCGAGTATGTTGATTCATGGGGCGAGAATGTTGAGAATGATATATCATCATTGCAGAACACAAAGATTGTGCGATATACTAGTGAATACATTGACGATCGCCCCACTGTGAGCGTAGTTTACAATTTGGATGACCATTATTGGCATGGAAACGTTGGCAAAATTTCAATTGGAAAACAAGATAATGATATTGTTATTCCTCTGGGGTTCGGATTCAAGGCTTATAAAACAGATGGTACATTTGGTACTTACATTTTTTTACCTTTTGGAGATTGTGGCATTGATACCACACCTGCTAACAGTATTTCATTGAGCAATGTTTTTAGCACCAATGTGACATATAATTTCAATAATGAGCCGCTTATTGCGAAAGACATTTATATATTCGGCTATGGCGTGAAGTTCGGTTCTTAATAAATACAGCCACCAAATGGTGGCTGTATTGTTTGTTATTTGGTTGGGAATGTGATTTCCAGAAGATAGCTAAGGGATGTTAAGACAAATGCCATGCTCATAAAGTCTTTTGAAGTTTCAACCTTTTGGACTTCTTGAAAAAATGATGCAATCATTCGTTTTGCTGTTTTGTCCTTGCCATATTTGAGAACTAATTCTCCGATTTCATCATACATCTGGTATTTCTGTTTTGTGGTTAATGCATCCATGGTCAATCCTCACTTTCTGTTAATACTCTCAACATATGCAATATATTTCCCTGTTGTTGTCATATAGAATATCTTTCTTGCCTGATGTACACTATATGCAAAAATTGTCATAAAGTCGTTTGTGTCGTTTGCAACGTCATAATATTCTATTTGATATTCTCTTAATTCTGACATGCTAATACCTCACTTTCTCCTGTTAATCTCTTGTGGATATCATCACGAGCCACCCAGTATTCAATCGTCATATAATTCGTTGATCTTCTGCCTTTATAGAAACATGGTCTTGTGCGAACTACGCCTTTTCCATACTTTCCGTTATATGCGTGTACGGTTGAGCAACCGTCATTCATATAGCCTGGAACGTCTGCACATGTGACATAGCGCAAACCACGTCTGTGACAATAATCACGGGTATCATCTAATAATGCGTTCATTTCTGGTGCATTGTCGATTGTGTTGCGCTTATAAATTCCATAAAGATTCATATTTGCTCCATTCTCCCCGTTATGCCGATAGGACAGCTATAATATTATTTTAGTATGTTAACGTTGGTCTACTGTATCTACGTGATTCATGTAAACCTGTTGCAGGTTCAACGTATGAACTCCATACACCATTGACAACATTTGACATTGATAATTGCAAATCTAAGTATTTGCGCATTGCATGAGATATTTCATTATCATAATATTGCGATATCATATCACGCATGAATTTACGTGCTCTAGCTTCGTATGTATGCCCTGTTTTACATTTACTTAAGTCTGCTAGCGTTCGCTTTAGTTCGCGGTGCGCTTTAAGATATACCTGTCTCTTTTTATCTAACATGTCAAAGTCGATATTTGCAAGGGTTGCAAGGCTAACGTGATGCCATTCTGGATTGGTAATTGCTTCATATCGTTTCCATGTTTCCTTGCACCATTGTTCACCGCCACACCGATTTCCTTGTCTGTCAGCCGGACAACAAAAACACTTGTTATTGTACATTTCTGTGATTGTCGGGAAACCGCCAAACATGCCATATAAAGAATTTTTTGACACCTTCTTTAAATTACTGCAATCATTTCCCCACTGGTCCGCCATAGCTTTTGCTATTCCAGGAAAAGTCTTTGATCTTACTAAAGCACGTTGTTCTTTTGTAAGATTCCCGGCTTCAACATACCATTTTGCCATCGTTTTTCCAGACTTAAATTTTATTCTATCTGGAATCTCTACAATTTTTGTTGGTACAAGCTTTGGTAAACCTTTTAACCACAAACACGTACGTTTTTCGTATGCATCACCATATTCAAAAGGCTCAATAATTTGATCTGGTTTTCTCCATTTTGTACTCATTACACCAACAGGATTTTCAATTGCTATTTTATCACAATCAGCATTTGCAATTGTCATAAAAAACTTGATTGCGTCATTTCTATCTAGCATTCTTTGAATTGCTTTATCTCCATACTTTTCATAATTAAACCATCTGTTGCCCGTCACAGTCAAATATGTACATGGGGGAAATGCGATGATCATATCCCACTTACCAGAAATTTCATGCTCTACTCCATCAACAGTGCTAAAAATGCAATTTCCATTCAATAATAAAGTAACGTCTTTCTTGATGTGCCACTCCGGATGATTACCAGAACAGTCAAGTAAATCGCAAGAATAAGCTTCATTCCCCAACTTTCGCAACTCAATTGTTACTCTCTGTGATTCTTCACATGCTACCAATACTTTCATTATTATTCCTTTCTTCAAGTCTTTCCTTGATGTCTTTACTTTCTTTTCTCTTTCTGATTATATTATAGCAAATATCAGAATATAAACAATGATGTAATTTAACCTCTTATCAGAAAAATTATTGATCTTTTATAGTTCATAGTTTGTTAACAATTATAGCCGGATGATACCTGGATAACCCCTGGATGCTTCAACGCTTTCACACGTTACCACTTTAACGCGGTGAAGTTTAACACTTTAACGTGCTAAAGTGTCAAACCTGTTGTTCTAAAATTTTCGGCAAACGGGGCGGTGATCCCAGATAT